TTAAAAAATTCGAAATAAAAAAGACATGAAGAAAATTGGTATTGAAGACATTTTCAAAGAAATAGACATTTTCAAATCGGTTCGTGAAAGTGCAGAAAGCACAATCAAGACACTTGAATTGATGAATCGTGAAGTCATCACAACGGCTGAAACATTGAAAAAATCAATCGGTGGTGCAAAGTTTGATTCATCGAAATCAATAAATGAACTCAACAAAGCACAAGCAGAATCGAACAAATTGATGAAGGATGCAATTTCAATTGAAACTTTGAAATCCAAAGCAAACCAGCAATTGACAATATCGACACAAGAAATTGAAAAACTGGAAGGTCTTCATGCAAAAAGACTTCAAGAATCTGCAAAAGCACAACAACAAGCATCAAAAGCAGAAACTGAAAGCATAAAAACAAAACGTGAACAAGCACGATTGACACGTGAACTTGCACGTGATGAAGCAATCAAAAACAAAGAACTTTCCAGATCAGAAGCACTTGCAAAAAAAGAAGCATCTGCATACAATCAACTTGTTGTCAAGACACGTGAATTGAAAAATGCATCAAAGGAACTTGCATCACAAATGATTGCACTGGAAGTTGCTGGAAAAAGAAATTCTGATGAATATTCAAAACTTTCTTCGAAATATAGTCAAGTGACAAAACAAGCACAACTTGCAGATTCACAATTGAAGAAAATTGATTCACAAGTCGGTGACAATTTCAGAAATGTCGGAAATTACACTGGTGCAGTTGACAAATTGAAGAATGGTCTTGGTCAACTTGGTCTTGCATTCGGAATCGGAACAATTTTGCAGTCTGGTGTGAAAAGCATGATGGAATTCAATCAACAAGTTGCAGACCTTCAAGCAATCACTGGTGCTGGTGGTGCAGACCTTGCATTTTATGCAGAACAAGCAAACAAACTTGGTGTCAATGTTGAAGGTGGTGCAAGTGCAGTTGTTGAAGCATACAAATTGATTGGTTCTGCAAAACCTGAATTGTTGAATAATGCAAAAGCACTTGATGCAGTGACACAATCTGCAATCACTTTGTCACAAGCATCTGGAATGACACTTCCAGAATCTGCAACTGCATTGACAGATGCGATGAATCAGTTTGGTGCAAGTGCAGATGAAGCAGATAAATTTGTCAATGTTCTTGCAAATGGTGCAAAATTCGGTTCTGCTGAAATTCCACAAATCACAGAAGCATTGTTGAAATTTGGTTCAGTCGCAAAATCAACTGGAACATCTGTTCAAGAATCAACTGCAATGATTGAACTTCTTGCAGAAAAAGGTTTAAAAGGTGCAGAAGCAGGAACTGCACTTCGAAATGTCATGTTGAAACTTTCTGCACCAGATGCACTTCCAAAAGAAGCACAAAAATCATTGGAAGGTCTTGGAATTTCACTTGAAGAACTTGGAAATCCAGCATTGTCCATCACGCAAAAGTTGGAAATGTTGAAACCATTGACAAAAGACACTGGTGCATTGATGAAAGTTTTTGGACTTGAAAATGCAACTGCATCACTTTCACTTCTTCAAAATACTGACAGAATCAAAGAATTGAATGGTCAAATGGATATTCAAGGAACACATCTGGAACAAGCAAAGCAAAGAACCAACACACTTGGTCATGCATTGATGGAAATGAAGAATGCATTCACTGGTTTATTCACTGAAATGGGAACTGGTGGTGGTGCAATGCAAGGTTTGATTGATGGTTTGAAATTTCTTGGTGCAAATCTTGGTTCAATCATGTCCATTGTTTGGAAAGTTGTCAGAACTTGGATGATTTACAAAGGAACAATGAAAGCAATTCAAGCACAACAATGGATTGCAAATGGTGGTTTCAAAGAACTTGGTGCAACATTGTTGAAAAACATTCCATACACACGTGCATATCGATTGGAACAAATACAACTTGCAAGATCACAAAAAGTTGTTGGTGAAAGTGCAACTGCATCTGGAACTGCAATGAAAGGTGCTGGAAATGCAATGAAGACAATTCCATTTGTTTTGATTATTTCATTGCTTGTTGAATTGTTCAATTGGTGGTCAAATGTTGCATCTGCAAGTGCAGAAGCAAGAAGACAAGCAGATTTGTATAAACAAGCACAAGAAAAAGGTGCAGAAAATGCATTGAAATTGTCAGAAGCAACAAAAAAAGCATACGATGAAGAAATAAGAAAGTCAGAACTTGCATATCGAAAGCGAATTGCACTTGCAACATCAAGTGCAGAAAAAGCAAAAATCGAAAAAGAAATGGCTGAAGCAAACATCAAGATTCAAGAAAAATATATTCAAAAATCAAAAGATGGAATAACTGCACAAAAAAAGAACATTGCACAATTGAAATCAGATTTGTCCGTTTTGACAGAAGGTGATGCAAAAGCATCTGGACTTGTTCGTGCTGGTTTGATGAATATGTCACCATCAGAAATTGCACAAGTGACTGCAACATTGAAAAAATATGGTGTTGCACTTACTGGTGCATTCAATTCATGGAACATTTCAGGAATTGAAAATGTTGTGACAAACTTGAAAGCTGGAATTGCACAAGGTGATGCATCAATAATTCAATTTGCTCAAGACACAAAAGCATTCACTGACATCAGTGATGAATCAAATGTTGCACTTCTGGAATCTGCACAAAATGCACAAGATTATTCTGTAAACATCAACAAAACATCTGAATCATTCAATGGTGCATCTGATTCTGCAAAAGATTTCAGAACTGCACTTTCAGATGTCAATGACTACATTCAGGATTCAATTGATTTGATGCAACAACTTGAAGAAATTTATCAGAATCGTGCAGTTGCAGATTTGACCAAAGAAATTGATGCACTGATTGAAAAAGGAAAAGCACAAGCAGAAAGTGGAAATGTTGTGATGGGTGTCACATTAGCACAAGCAAAAACACCAGAAGAACAAGATGCAGTTGACAAAGCGAATTTGGATGCATTGAACAAAGCAAACACTGAATTGAATGCAAAAATTGAAGAAAGATTTGCACTTGAAGCAAAAAATCTTGAACAAAGAAAGAAATTTGCAGTTGACCAGCTTATTTTGGACAATGAAATTGCAAAAGAAACTGAACTGAACAAATTGATTTCTGAAAAAATCGAATTGCTGAATCAAGAAGGAATTTCAGTTGCAGACAAAGCAAAAATTGAAGCAGATTTTCAAGCAAAATTGAAACAACTTGACATTGAAAATGCACAACGTGATGATGATTTAAGATTGAAAACACTTGTTCTTGATGAAAAACTTGTTGATGACCAAAAGAAATTGGAAGAAGACAAAGTGAAAACAAAAACTGATTCAAATCAAAAAATTCTTGATGGAAATAAGAAATTCAACAAGGACAATGCAGATGAACAAACAAAAGCAAATGATGATGAACTAAAAAAAGAAGCAGAAAAACAAAAAACACTTCAAGAAATATACAAAGCAAGTGCAGATTATTTTGTGAAACAATCAGAAAAGAAGATTGCACAACTTGACAAGGAAATTGCAAGTGCTGAAAAGACACAAACAATGCTTGAAGACCTTGCAAAGAATGGAAATATAACTGCACAACAATCACTTGCAGAAAATCAAAAGATAATTGATGAAGCAAACAAGAAGAAGGAAAAGGAACAAAAACGAATTCAAAGAATAAAACTTGCAGAAACTGCATTGACAACCTATTCACAAAAAGTTGAAGGTGGTTCAAAAACACCACTTGCAGACACCATCAAAGACATTGCACTTTTGCAGACTTTCATTGCAACAATTCCAGCATTCGAAGATGGAACAGAAGACACTGGAAAGCATGGTCATGGTGTTGATGGAAAAGGTGGTTTTCACGCAATCCTTCATCCGAATGAACGTGTTGTTCCACAACCATTGAATAAAAAAATTGGTGCAATGTCGAATGAACAACTTGCAAAACTTGCAACTGAATCAAGAACTGGAAGTCTGATGAAAGGTGACTTTCAATCTGCATCTGCACTTGACACTGCACTTCTTGCAAACAAGATTGACTTATTGACTGAAACCATCAGGAACAAACCTGAAACGAACATTGAACTTGGTGAAATCACACAATCAATGATGGAAATTGTCAAGACAACAAAAACTGGAAATACTAAAATTTTTAACAGATACAAAATCAAACCATGAAGCACTTTTTGAATGACATTGAAATTTCACCACGAAATCGGACTGACATTGGAATTGTTTCTGATTTCA